GTGGCGTAGCGGCGCATCGACCCCTCAAAGCTCGCCCGCGAGTGGCGCATTCCGGCCAGCGCGCTGATCGGAGATCTAGAGCCCGCCTGACGCCTCGGCCCGGAGCGCCCTCCCCGACCTGCTGAGGGGCGAGGTCACGTCCCCCGTGCTCAGCCACGCCTTGAACTCGTCCAGGCCGAGCGGCGTCACCCCGCCGATCCGGTCCAGCGTGAAGTCGTCGAAGGACGCGATGTAGTCGCGCACCGCATCGGCCGGGCTGGCGTAGCCAAGCATGCACTTGTGCTCGTCGAACCCGCCGTTCGCCGGGTCCACTTGATCGATCACGTAGATGATCTCAGCATCCACGACCGGCCCGATGAAGCAGTCCATCGCCTCGTCGGCGCCCTCGGCGCTCGAAGTTCCGGCGATGTAGCCGTAGTCGGCCGCCATCGGCGTCGCCCGGCCCGGGCCCATCCGCACCTGACCCTTCGGGGTCTCGATCACGATCTGAAGTCCATGGAGGGCGAAAGAAGGGGTGCTGTCCTTCGCCCTCCGAGGTTGGGGAGCACCCTCCCCTTCCTCTCCACCCCCCGGTGGCTCGGATCGGTCGTCGTCGCTCTCGTCCTCCGGGCCGAGACCGAGCTCACCCGCGGTGGGCGGCGGCTCTTCTTCGGCCTCCTTGATCTCCTCGTCGGTGATCTGGGAGAAGACGCCCGAGACGTCGGCCGACTGGCGCAGTTCCTTGAGGCCGGTCGCCCGGCTGATCATTCCGCTCTCGAAGACCGTGGTGACGGCCGTCGCGGTCGCGCTGGCGATCTCGGCCTTTTCGTTCTCGTCGAGCTGCCACAGCGGCACGAAGTTGAAGTTGAAGCCCTCATCGACCGGGCGGCCGAGCTCCGACTGATGCAGCACGCGCAGGAGCCGGTTCATCGGCCGGCGCAGGCGCGAGTTCTGCCGCGCCGAGATCCCGTCGTAGTAGTTGCGCAGGTCGCTCTCGCCGGTCGAGTTCAGGCCGGCCGGCGACTGGCCGAACAGGCGCACGAGCGGGATGTCGATCGCGCCGGACAGCTGCTGGCCGAACTGCAGGAGCACCTCGTCCAGGCCCGTGAAGGTGTAGCTCAGGGCGTCGAACTCATCCTTGGAGTCGAGCAGCGTCAGACCCTCCAGGGTCTGATAGAGCCGCATGAAGTCGACCTGCTTGGACAGCGCCTCCATGGCCTTGCCACCGGAGGCGATGAGCTCGCGGAGGTTCTCCACCTTCAACGTGCGCAGGTGCGCCTTGTGGACCAGCTGCGCCGCGCCGTTCGTGGTGCTGTCGAACGCGACCAGGCGGTCGTAGAGCGGCTCGATGACCGAGATACCCCAGCCGTTCTCGCTGATCTTGCGCCAGTAGGGCTGCGGCAGCCCGTCCAGGCGGATGACCCGGCTGTGGTGGATGCGCTGGCGCGAGAGCGGGCCGCCGTCCACCACGACGTCGTAGAAGACCGGCTTGCCGATGTCCGGGCCCATCTGGGTGATGAGCTGGTTCAGCGACGGGTTGACCATCCAGCGGTCCAGGACGACCACGCCCTTGAACTGATCCTTGCCGACGGTGTTGATCCGCAGCGGCGAGGACAGCTTCTGGCCTTCGATCAGCATGACGCCGATCGCGCCGCCGTAGAGGCGGCTCCACTTGATGTTCTCCTCGATCGCTTCCCAGACGGCGCGGTCGTTCAGCGCGGTCTGCAGGCGCTCGATCTCTTCGGGCTTCGCGCCGGGGCTGACGATCTCCACGCCGGCCCGGGTCATGTCCTCGGCGACGGCGTCGATGGCCTTTCCCACGATCCACGACCCGCCGTACATCCACTCCAGCTGCTGCCGGTTGCGGGTGATCGGGTTGAAGCCGTAGGTCGCCGCGTCCTGCAGGTTCTGCGTGCCGAGGCCGATCCGGGCGGCGAAGTTCTGGAAGCTGTCACCGGTGCGCCAGGCAGGCACGCGGACGCGGGGCTTCTCAGTCATGCGTCACCCCGCGAGCTTCTCCCAGACGTCCAGGTCAAGGCCGTCCCGCGGGGCGAAGGCCATGATGAAGGAGTCCGCCTTGTTGGGCGAAGGGACCTCGCGCTTGCGGAGATCCTTCTTGCTCTCGACCTTCACCTTGCCGCCGGCGCTGTCGAAGTCGCGGCGCGGGGTGGAGAGTTCGTCGATCAGCGACTCCAGGTGCGGACAACCGGGATCGATGCTGATCAGTTCGCTCTCTTCGAACGCGTGGCCCTTGGTCACGGCGTTGAAGGTGTTCCGGAACCGCGCGCCCACGGACCACCAGGCCTGCGCCTTGACGTTGAGGTAGTAGTCCTTGTTGGTCGGGCTCTGGAAGTTCTTCGGGTCGATGTGGTCGTCTGGCTTGACGATCTTCGTGCTGCCCGCGTTGAACCCCCGGTGCAGGACGCGGCTGTCCAAGGCCTCGTTGAGCTCGTTCAGCTTCGAACCAACGAAGGCGCCTACGCCGATCTCATCGTAGATGATCTCTGCGCCGCGCTCACGGGCTTGGGCATGGACCCGCGTGGCCGACTTCAGAAGTTCGTCCTCGCCGCCCTTCCACTCATCTACGTGGAAGGCCTCGATCCCGTAGGCTTCCGTCGTGGCGTTGCGGTCGTCGCCGTCATCGGCGACGTCGAAGCCGATCCGCCGGCGGCCGCTCGGCTCCAGGCCCAGCTTCGCCCGCGCGCCCAGCGCCGCCAGGATCCACGAGCGCTTGATGATGACCTTGTCGTCGTCCTCCTCGGGCTCGCCGAGATAGACGTTGGCGAAGGTGTCCGGGTCGCTCTCGCGGTGATGCTCGATGACCTCTCGCATGGTCTGCGAGAGGAACGGGTTCTCGTCGTAGTTGATCTTCCGCTTGATGGTGCGGCCGACCGTCCCCTTGATCTTCCCACTGATGACGTCGTCCGGCGTGCCGGTGACGAACTTCCTGTAGACGAAGTCCGTGGTCAGCCGCGGGTTGAAGATAATCCAGAACTGCGAGCCTTCCTTACGGACGGTGGGCTCCAGGATCTTCCACTGCGCCTCGGTGAGGTTGTGCGCCTCTTCGATCCAACAGACGTCGATGCCTTCGAGCGACTTGATCTCGTCGATGTGTCGCCAGAGGCCGTAGAAGACGAACTCCGATCCGGTGACCAGGTTCGTGATCTTGTTGTCGGTGATCTTGAACCGGTGGCCGAGACCGAACCGCTCGATCTGGATCTTGAGCAGCGTATAGACGCTCTCTTCGATCTTGTTCTGAAACTGGCGAACGCAGAGGAAGCGGACCTTGTAGTTGTCCGCCAGGAAGATTGCGAACCCGGCCGCGTCCCAGCTCTTCGTGGACGAACGCCCGCCATAGATGACGCGGTTGCGCGCCGGCGTGGTCCAGAAGTCCCGCAGCGCCGGATTGAGCGTCGGGCCGCCGTTGTGGCCGATGCCGGCCGGCTGGAGCGTGGGTCCGCCTGGGATCGCCTCGCTAGGTGTCTGCGCCGCCACTGGCGCCGCCGTAGAAGTCGGCCAAGCTCTTCGGGGTCGTCACCTCGAGAGCGCCGCGGACGACGCGGGTGTTCGTGTAGGCGTCGCCCATCTCTTTCGCCGCCTGTTCCAGGAGCGAGGCCGCGAGTTGCAGGTTGCCCTGCCGCTCGGCCTTCTCTGCCATGCGCTCAAGTGCACGCAGGCGCACCATGCGGTGCGTGATCCCGAGATTTGCGCGGCCCTCTTCGAAGGCCTTCCGCGTCTCACGGAAGAGGCCAGCCCACTTCTCTGCAAGCTTGGCGCCCGCCCTGCGATCAGGGTTGTAGGCCTCCACACCCTGAGGGGTGATCGACAGGCCGAACTCTTTCTTGACCGCCTCAGCGACAACGGACGGCTTGTCGTACATCGCCAAGCTCTGCACCACGAAGGTGCGGACATCGTCCGTCAGCTTCGGCTCTCCGCGAGCCGCCATCAAGCTACCCTCAAGCTGCGTTCCCCGCACGTTCCCGGCGCACGGAACTGTCGGACTGGCCCTCCTCCGCCATGCGAATCAGGCGTCCGATCATGCCGTAGCAGTCGGCGAGGATGTCGTGCGCGTGGTCGAGCCGATTGGTCCCGACCTGGCACTTCTTCATGGTGACGCGGGCCTTCGCGAGGAAGGCCTCGTCGTCAGGGGTGAGCCGCTTCATCGAGCACGTCCCTGAGCGCGGCGCCGAAGTCGCAGACCGCGCGGGGCGAGACCCATGAGGCGAGCTCGATCAGCCACACGGCGATCCACCAGCGCACTAGGTCACCCCCGGTCACGTGTCCGCTCTTGTAAGAGCGGACAGAGCATTGTGGCTGGCATGGCCAAGCGGGCGTAGTTGAGCGGTCACGCTTGAACTCAGGTGACCCGCCATGAACATCCGCCCCGAGCCCCTCGCCTACACCGTCGCCGCCTTCTGCAAGGCTATGAGCCTTGGCAAGACGAAGGTGTTTGAGATGATCCGCACTGGCGAAATCCGATCAAAGATCGTCGGCGGTCGGCGGCTCATCCCCGCCGAGGAGATTCAGCGGCTACTGCGCTAGGCGGCCCTCAGGAGCTTGCACGTCCCGCAGGCCTGGCTTACCCGCGCCGCGCCGATCAGCGGCTTGCGGCTGGCCGCTTCGATCAGCTGGCGGGTCGCGCCTGCGCCGGCGGCTGGGCCGTAGCGCCTCACGATGGAGACGAACTCCTCGACGTCGTGGCCGCGGATGGCGAACTTCGGCCGGCCGGCCTTCGTGAACTTGGGGTTGCCGAACGCGTCGCGCTCCTGGCCGGCGTGGAGCATCTCGTGTTCGACCAGGGAGCAGAACTCCAGGTCGTCGGCCTGCATCACGTAGTGGGCGTCGAGCGTGATGAGGAAGTCGGGCACGTCGCCGAACCAGTCCTCGACCTGTTGCTCGGTCCTCGCCTTCGCCCATCGGCCCATCCCCATCGGGGGCATGATCTCGCACTGGCCGACAATGCGGATACCGTGGCGGGCGTTGCCGATGTTCGTCCACACGAAGCCGAGACGGGCGTGCTGCAGGTGGGCGTACTCTTCGTTCTCGAGCGCTGAGCCGTCGTCGATGAAGGTCTCTCGCGCCCACGCTTCCATCTCGGGCGCCGGCAGGAACGACTTGGCCGGGTCGTTCAGGAAGTCGACGGACGGCGTCGGCCTGGACGGCGGCTGCGGAGCGCCGCGCCTACCCGCCACGAATCTTCTGCCGCGGCGCGACCGCTGGCCGGTGCGCCTTCGAAGGCCTCGGCGCTTTCGGAGGCGGCGGTGGATACGGCGGCAG